GAACATACTAAACTAGATCATGAGTATCGCAAGTTGTATTTGTTCTTCAAAGGTGGTGCAAACATCTCACAAACACGTCGTGAGACTTTGTTCATTCAACTGCTAGAAGGATTACATCAAGGAGAGGCAGAGGTTCTATGTCTTGTCAAAGACAAGAAGATTGGTAAGCGTTGGAAGATTACCAGACAGTGTGTAGAACAAGCATTCCCATCAATCCAATGGGGAAACCGTAGCTGATGTTAACATTGAATATACTAAAAGAAAACTGCGATCCGAATAAAGATAACAACTCTGCATTACCTTACAATGCATACCTTGTCCAATACAAGGCAGGTGAGGAAGAAACGAGATGGGATCTTGCCATGGCATATAAAATGTCTGAAATATTTGATCATTACTATGACAAGTATAAAAATGTTTTGGCAATAGTTCAATCTAATGGCAGAGTAGCTCCTAAACTTTGGATTGATCCTAGTAAACCTCAACCTAAGAAAAAGAAATGAGTGCAGATCAAAAAGGTAACTGGGCAATTTTCTATTGTAAAACAGACAATAGAACAGAATGGCATACCATGAAACTATGCAGGAAAGATGGTGTGCTTGTGTCTGCTAAAACTTATGATGAAGTATATAAATTTCAACGCTTCAAAGAAGCATTTGATTTTATTAAAAAACTAATCACAATAGATAACCCTGTTTATGATGCTCAAGTGAAAAGAGTATGTAGAACTAGAGGCAAAGGTTTTTATCTATCAGGAAATTGATGAACCCAACATCACAATTAGATGTAACTCCAATTTTTAGTTCATTTTTATGCCGAGGACAACTTAATATTGATCATGATAGAGTAGTTCATTGGATCGAAAAACAAATTGGTGACAATCATGGTAGAATCAAGTTAAACTTAGATGAACCTGAGTTGGTTGAATATTACACAGAAGTACGTGCAATTTTTAATGATCTACATGAAAAATTAGGTTTAAGAAGACAATATTATCAAGATCTTAAGAAGGGATGGGTTAATACAGATTGGGATGAGCGTTTTGGTATTGCTCACAAGCATCCAGAAGCAACATTTATTTCAATATACTATCCAAAAATTGAAGGAAAACATGTAGGACATTTGGAGATGGTTAATCCTAATCCACTGCTTCCATATGTATTACCATCTCAAGCTAATCAAAATTCTGTTGTAGAGGTATTCAATATATACAATTCCAATTTATGGAGAGTTGTTCCCAGAACTGGTATGATTGTTATAATTCCTAGTTGGATAGATCATTTTGCACTACAGAATAGAACAAATACTGATATAAGATACTCAGTAGCATTAGATAGTAAAATTAAACATCGTTAATGTATCGGTTGATACATATTGACAATTCTAAATACTTATGTTAGTATACTAACACGTTCATCCAAATGCACGGACTTGCACTGCTGTTAACACTCCTCGCAGGACACGACTCATATCATTGGGAAATGTCTTGTGATGATTGGAACGAAGTAAGGGTTGAAGTACTCAGCGATGAGAACTACACACCTGATGCTAAGGAGTATCTTATTGATTACTTCTATACCAAAGTTCCAGATCAGAATTGCAAACCTTGGGCACTTGGACGCAAGTAAGTCGCGGAACGGAGCGTTCATCCCATGATTGAACTATTACTTTACGTTGATATGAAATGCACTGATGCTTCTGATATGATCAGACGCATTAATGTTCATGATTATATTAACAATCAAGTAAAGGTAGAACTTGTTGAAGTAATTCAAGAAGCAACACCTCATTGTCCATGGGACGCAAACGACTAAAGGAACGGGGCTAAAAATCCAATTACTTTAGGAGTCTAAAAATGACACAAGTCACTTACCGTGGCGTTAGCTATAACGCTGAAGAATACAAGGAAGCTGTTCTTGCAGAAGCTGCTAAGAAACAGCGTCACGATTTAATGTATCGTGGTATCAAAGTACAACGTAAGATGGTTGGAGCTTAAGGCGATGGTAGAAGCACTACAGGTCGTTGGCATCACCTCTTTGAGTTGTATTGCCTTCCTCGCCATAATTTATGGTGAGATTAAACTCGTACAACTACAGAGGTAGTAAAATGCTAAGGATCAAGGTTGATTGGGATCATCCCGATCTTCCAGAGTTTGATCCTGTTAAGCACGATCCCGAAAGAACGTTTGCATTCTTGACCTATCGTGGTGTTCATTACGCTAAATGGGTTTCATTAAAAGTCCACTTTAACGCTATCAATAACTGGAAGATCACATCTTAAAACAATGCCTATGAGTATAAACTCGTAGGCATTTATTTTTGTATCAAACCATGCAAGATGTGTTGGTATGACAATAAATAGTGGTAGAATTGGAGATAACAAGATGCTCTGAAACCTCCTCTACATTATGAGGTAAATTTATGGAGGAATATGCATAATTTAATTTCTCACGGTCAGTTAGACGGCTGGCAGCACAATCATTACAGGTCTCACGATGAGCAGTTAGATGATTACTACGAGTGTCTAATCGAATGTGATACACAACAAAACGAATGCAAACGAATATGTAGAGAGATTCTACAATAATTAGTGAGGAGGGGTAGACACCCCTCTTTTTTTATGATATGATGTTCTCATCTGAACTCCTAAATATATGGACAGAGATAAACTCAAGCTCATCGTTAAGAATCTCAAGTCTCTAGTGAATGCACTTGAGAGTGAAGTCTATTCAAATGTAGATGCATATAGATATGTTCATCCTTGGGACGAGCATGTAAGCAAGACAAATGCTAGAGTAGAAACATCAGAGAACGACGATGACGGATATGCAGACTGACTGGCGTTACATTGATGAAAGAATGAATGTAAGAGAGCAAGGACTAAGTATTCTTCTTAAAAGATTTGGATCAGGGAATAACTCTGATGGATCACCACGCCATAGCAGTCAAAGCATTTATGAATGTGTTCATGATTGGGTCTCCCAAGGTAATATGAATACATCAGGAATCGTTGCTTACTACAAGGCGTACTATGACAAGACTCAAAGACCAGATTAGACTGGCGAAGAAGGCGATTAAACAAGCTAAAATAAATCCACAATTGTATACAGAAAATGAGATACAATACATGGCATTGCAATTAGCTCGTGCTAAAATTCTATTAAAAGCAAAAAAATTACAACGAAAAAAGGAGAAAGGATTTAGTAATGAATTCAGTGAAACTAGTAACAGTAACTCCAGACGCAGAAAAGACGATGGGTTACGTGGCACGAGTGAGCAACCCGAACAATCAGGAGAATCCTAAGGTTTCAGGTCTGCTGAAGTATTGCATCAAACACAACCACTGGTCTGTCTTTGAGCAAGCACACATGACACTGGAGATTGAGACTACGAGAGCAATCGCAGCTCAAATTTTGAGGCACCGTTCGTTCACATATCAAGAGTTTTCTCAGCGGTATGCTGACAGTTCTATGCTGTCAACTCATGTTCCTATGTTTGATCTACGTCGTCAAGATGATAAGAACAGACAGAATAGTATTGATGATGTTGATGAGTTCACTAAACAAGAACTTGAGATTGCGATTAAGCGTTACTTTGATGAAGGTATGGACATCTATAAACAGATGTTGCGTCTCGGAATTGCAAAAGAGTGTGCTAGAATGGTGCTACCTTTAGCAACACCAACCAGAATTTACATGACGGGATCATGTCGTTCTTGGATCCACTATATAGATCTACGCAGTGCTCATGGCACTCAAAAAGAACACATGGACATCGCTAACGATGCAAAGCGTGTATTCTGTGAACAATTTCCTATTTGTGCTGAAGCATTGGAGTGGAACTAATGGCAACTTATCCTGTAATTAATACAGAAACTGGAGAACAAAAGAACGTTGTACTCAGCGTTCATGATTGGGATCAATGGAAAGAAGATAATCCAGAGTGGACACGAGACTGGAGTGATCCAGATACATGTCCTGCATCTGGAGAGGTAGGAGAATGGAGAGATAAAATGAAGTCCTCCCATCCTGGTTGGGCAGACATCATGAAGAACAAGATTGTTCCTCAAGCAAAGATGAAAAACAACAAAACTATTACCGACAAATACAACTATTAGTATGCCAGTAAAAAAGAAGACGACTAAAGCACCTGGTCAAGGTATGACTGCGAAGCAAATGAAGCGTCGTAAACCAATTAGTGCTGACTACATGCTTCCTATTGAACCACTCACTGATAATCAAAAGGTGATGTTCGATGAATGGGATGCAGGTAAGATGATCTATGCTTATGGTGTAGCAGGTACAGGAAAGACATTCGTAGCTCTGTACAAAGCACTCAAAGAAGTGTTGGATGATTACTCACCATATGAAAAGATCTACATCGTTCGTTCTCTAGTCTCCACTAGAGAGATTGGTTTCCTACCAGGCGATCATGAAGATAAGTCTTCACTTTATCAGATTCCATATAAGAATATGGTACAGGCAATGTTTGAAATGCCTGATGACAATTCGTATGAAATGTTGTATGATAATCTTAAGGCACAAGAAACTATCTCGTTCTGGTCTACCAGTTTTATTCGTGGAACTACATTAGATAATTCTATTGTTATTATTGATGAGTGTCAGAACTTAAACTTCC